TCCTATGGCTGGAGAATCAAACGTAGTTACAACTACTGTTTCTTTTGATGGAAAACATTTTATTCTTCCATCTATGGTTGGGGGCAAAAACTTAATGGAAGGCAACGAATTTATTAACGTAGCCAGAAAAAAGGGTTTAAAGAATTATCCTGCATTTGATGATCCTAAAATTGCTAGTGCTGTTAGTAAGCTTATGCACGGAGGTGTTCTTGAGGATGGAACATTCTCCTACGAACTTGCAAAACAAAATTTTTAATATGGCAGACAATAAAAGCACAACAGACTACGGTCGATTTCTTGCGGAAGAAAGACTAGTTAAATTGTTCAAAAACACTTTAAGAATAGCAGAAAGTTTTGAACCTGAGCCCTATAAGCCTAATCCTAAAGAAGAATATTTTACGATAGGGTACGGTCATTATGGCCCTGATGTAAAGCTAGGTATGTCCATTGATAAAGATGCTGCTGAACGTCTTTTGGACACAGACGTAAGAACTAGGATTAAAAGTATAAGAAAAGCTCTTCCTAGTTTTTCAAGTTTTCCAGAGTCTTTGCAAGATGCTATTTTTAGTGAGCATTACAGGGGGTCTATTATGCAAAGCCCCAATACAAGACGATTGATAAACGAAGGAAAATACAGAGAAGCTGCTGATGAGTTCTTGGACAACGATCAGTACAGAACTGCTGAAGCTGACGGAATACCTGGTATTCGTCCTAGAATGGAAAGAGTTTCTAGGGAACTAATTAAATTTTCAAATGCCCAACGATAACGATGTTGTTTTTTTGTCGAAGTACGAGCACTTTGCTCGTTTTATAAAAGATATAAAGGATCGAAGAGAGTCTAGTATATCTAGACTAAGATCCGCTTCACAAGAAGAAGTAATGCAGATCTCTGGAGAGATTTGTGCGTACGATGATGTACTTCAGGACTCAGATTCAGATAATTTATTAAAAAAATGGTCTGAGCATGTCTAACATGTAAGTTTCCGTGCTATAATCACGCCCTCGCCATCGCTAGGCGTAATAGCGGAAACAGCATATACACATGAGTGAAGTTATCGAGGCGGTCGCTGATGCCTCTCAAGATACAGCGGAAAATACTAATATATCCGCGTCTGAGTTCGAGCTTAGACGTGCCAGACAGATGGAGGATTTAGTTCCTTCGGAGTCTGAACCAGAGGCCGAAGATGCGTCTATTTCAGAAGATATTGAGATTGAGTCTCAGTCTAATGAAGAAGAGGTTTCCGAGGGTAATGAAGATGTTCTTTCAAATATCGACTTAGAAAATCTTTCTGAGGAGCAGATTAAACACCTTTCTAAGGCTCTTTCTAGCCGAGCTGTTGACCGTTTTGGTAAACTAACAGCTAGAGCTAAAGCTGCCGAGGACAAGGCTCAAACACTTGAGGAAAGTTTAAAGGCTCAACAGGACGAAATTCTATCTTCTAAATCTGATATTGTTGATAACCCGTACTCTGACCTGAATACCATGAAGGATATTCAGAGCAAGGCGAAGGAAATCAATGATGTTATTGATTGGGCAGAAGAAGTGTTGTTCGACTCTGATGACTATAGTGCACATGACATGGTTACAGAGGCTGATGGAAAATCCATGACTAAAGCTGAGGTGCGTGAAGCCCTTAAGCAAGCAAGGAAATCCAGAGACAAGTTTCTACCTGACCAATTTCAGAAGGTGAAGAAAACGGAAAACGCTGTAGCGTTACGCCAAGAGTACGGTCAAAAAGCTTTAAAGGAATTTAAGTGGTTAGGCGACAAAGATAGTGAACAGACTAAACAGTTTGTGCAACTAGCTAGTCAGCCTGCTCTACAAAAAGCCTACGAACAAAGCCCTGATCTTAGTTGGCAACTCCCGTATCTATTAGCTCATTCAGTTGATAATATGTTCGGGGGAGACGCTAAAAAATCACCTAAAGGTGCTGGCCAAGCGTTTAAGCCGTCTCCACCTAAAAGCCCTTCGTTGGGCGGTGCTAAGTCCGATAAATCTGAAAGCAATTCTTCAAAAGCCCTAAAGGATCTTTCGTCTAGGTTCAGAGAGTCTGGAAACAAAGATGACTTCCAGAAACTGAGAGAAGCGCGATGGTCGCGTAATCTCAACTAACCTGAATACATAAAATGTCACTATCAAATACATACGACACAACTAGTCCAGGTTCGGCTGCTTCCAATAGAGAAGATCTTAGCGATGTGCTAACTATCTTGGCTCCTGAAGAAACGCCCGTCCTGTCCTCGTTATCAAAAACTCGTGCATCTGGCACGATCCACGAATGGACTGTAGACTCTCTCGCTTCTCCCAGAACTACTGGGATTGCTGAAGGAGCTGACGTAACCACTTTCACTGACCAGTTCAGTGGCCGCGCACGTCTTGCAAATAACACCCAAAAGTTCCGTCGGGACTACATGGTTAGCGACCTCCAAGAGGCTGTTGATTCTGTTGGCCCTGCTAAAGTTGCTCAAGCTGAAGCTAAGGCAGTTCGCGAACTAAAGCGTGATATTGAAGCTACCTTGCTTTCGAACAACGATCTAGACACTGAAGACGGAGCTGGTTCTGTTTACAAGCTACGTGGCCTCGGCGACTGGATTGATTCCGCTGGACCTGCTGCGGTTCCCGCAGATTACCGTACTCCTGCTGGTAGCATTCATGCTACTGGTGCGTTCACGGAAACTGCGATGAACAACATCATCACTTCTATCTATCGCGTTAGTGGGAACACGAACTCGTTGACGTTGATTGCAGATACTGCTCTTCGTCGGATCATCAGCGACTTTGCTCGCACTGGTGTAGATGGAAACGCCGCTAACGAAGGTGTTCGTAGCGTTAACTACAACGGCGAATCCGCTAAGATTAAGTTGAGCGTTGAGCTTTACCAGTCCGATCACGGTATCGTTTCTGTTGTGAACATGAACCCTGATTGCGCTCCTGATACTGCTGCGCAGGATACTGGCTATTTTGTCAATCCTGAGTACGCTGGTATTGCAGAGCTAATCCCAATGGGCAGTTCTCGTCTACCTAATCAAGGTGGCGGCGAACGTGGATACGTTGATTGTGCGCTTACGCTCGCAGTTTACCATCCTGGTGCTCATGGTAAAATCACCGCAATCGCATAAGGAGGTACGTTATAATGGCTATCGAATTAAAAAAAGTACAGAACATTGAGACCCTAGCATTGGGATTCAATTATGAAGCCTCTATCGACTTGTCTACGCTTGGCACGACCGCTGGTTCAGCGACTGCTGTAGATATTCAAGTTGGTGAAGCTGCTATGGCTGGCGGTATCTTCGGAGCTGCAATCATTGTTGACGAGCTTGTCGTTGGAACCAGCATCACGGATGCCACTATTGCTATCGGCGATGATGGTGACGCTGATGGTTTCGTTGACGAAGTTGACGTTTTCAGTGACAGCGGAAACTTGGGCAAAATGTTCGCCAATACTGGCGCACTTGCTGTTGCAGGTTTTCACCTCGCTAGTGCTGTTGACCTCACCTACAATTTCACGGGTGAAGGACCAGACGTAGCTACTGAAGGGAAGATTCGTCTTCTCATGAAGTACTACCCTACTGCAGGACAACTATTCGCATCATAATTAATTAATTAATTATTTATTAAGGGAGGTTGGGCCAATCCTGGCCTCCCTTTTTTTTATTCATGGAAATCATTACATCTCTTCCAAGGTACAGCGACGGAGAAATAAATCGAGCGTTCATGCGTGAGATTAGGACTGGACTGAAGTTCGAAAAAGAAACCGAAAAAGCTCGAACAGACATCGCCAGAAAAGAGTCCGCAGAACTTAAAGGCAAGGAACATCCTGTTCTGGGAAAGCCAGTGGCAGTAATGCCACCAAGAGAGTTCTTCAGGCTAACAAAGAAGTACGGGAACGACACCGTGCATTCTAAAGAATTTATACAAGATTATAACAAGAGGTTCAAGGATCTCTCACCCAACAACGCGTAATGCAGGATAAAGCTAATAAAGACTTGTATGATCTAATATCCGCTCTGTCGGGTACATCAGATTTTACCACTGCTGAAAATGCTCATCTATTAGCTTTAGCAAACAGGCGGATGTACGAAGCGTACAACCGCACTCCGTACTGGGCCAGGTATTTAATATCTGCTGAACCACGTACCATCGAGAACCAAATATGTCCATTTACCCAAGACGGGTATTACGTGTTTGGTGCAGGAACTGATGGCGTTAATGGACTGTACAAGCTCAACGGAACAGAGAACGGTCAATCGGCGTACACGTACTACGACACTACTGACATATCCGCTACAGCTATAGAGAACGGGACCGTGTACCAAATAGAGTACGCTGGGTCTTCGGACTTCACTTCAATTGGTGCAGGAAACAATAACGCTGGAACTATTTTTACGGCATCAGCATCCACTACAGGAACAGGTAAGGTCAAAACTGCCGCATTTAGCCTAATTAGGAATAGCGGAAATAGTGCTTGGATAATTATAGAAGGTTTTCCGAATGCTACCGAAACTGCGTACTACTCACTAAGCTCAACGAGCATAACGGAAACAGGCTGGAGCATTGGAACCTCTGCGTCAGCTAAGGCAAATACCCCACGAGTTAGAGATCTAAGCGAAATTGGGGAGTTCGTTCGTATTCATCGAAACCAGGCGTTTCTCAATATGTCTTCTGTAGAGTACGAGTTCGGAGTACAGTCCGATGGTGCTCATATTTTGAACGTAGTAAACTCAGAAGAAAGCCAAGTTTGGGTAACGTACAAGAAGCCAGTTACCTTGCTAACGAGCTTAGATATTGATGGATCTGCATCTTTAACGCAAGTACCACAAGAATTTTTTTACTACATGGCACACGCTACGTACGCTGATTTTCTACGAATGGATGGACAACACAATAAAGCTTCCTTCGAGGAACAGATTGCGGAAAACTATCTAGGAGAAGAAATGGACAACCCACAGCAAGTAGCAAACAACAATACTATAGGCAAGCGTTTTAGAACGCACGTCTCCCAACAATCACGATAAATGAATAGTTTAGTAACCAATCTATATCCTCGTCCGAATTCAACGGTTGCTGGAGAAAACCTGTCCTGTGCAACATCAGGATCTGGAGTTTCTTTTGCAGCTTTTAACAAGGACACCAAATATTGCATTATTGATGTACAAGACAATAATGTCATTGTTACATTTGATGGTAGCACTCCTACCGCATCTAATGGCCATCTTCTTATAAAGGAGAAGGGTCTCATTACCCTTAGCTTTCAAGCTGCTAAGGCTGCTAAATTTTTAGGTGTATCGGGTGCTTCAATAGTTCACGTTTCTCAGTTTGTGTAATGCACCCCGAAATAAACAAACTTGGACTAGGAACAGCAGGGTCAATACTTGCTGTATCTTTTCAAGGTGTTAGCGAGGTAATGTCTATTGTCGCTTCGGTGTGTACTATTGCGTACATGGGTCTTTGGGTATATAAAACAGTAATAGAATTAAGAAAACGATGAGTGGTGAATTGGTGGCAATGCTTGGAGGTGGAGTCACGGGATTTGTAATGAAACTAATCTCGGCTCAAATGAACATCCAAGCGAATGCCATCAAGTCCATGATTCAAAAGCAAGATGCTTCAGATGCTTCAGCAGACAGAGCAGCACAAAGATCCGACGAAGGGGGAGCGTGGGTCAGAAAACTCATCGCTATGTGCATCTTGTTTTCAGTGGTATTTGCTCCCTTCATCATGGCGTTCTTCGACATACCAGTAACGGTAGAGGCAAATAAACTGGGTATATTTAAATTTTTAGGAATAGGAGCAGACAAATGGAAACACCTAGAGGGCTTTGTGTTATTGCCTGAAGTTCGGCAGGGAATGCTGGCTTTACTAGGTTTTTACTTCGGAAGCTCACAAGTTAAATAATAGATAAAAATATGAACTACGGAAAACGCAAACCATGTCCAATGGGCAAGAGCAAGGGTAAAGGCAAAGGAAAGAAATACTAGTTATGGCGATGTCAGTAAAACACTATCTTAAAAGTGGCAAAGAGCATAAGGGAGGTCTTCACAAGATGACTAACGGCAAACTGCATTCTGGCAAAACCCATACTTCTTCCTCTAAGCCATTGTTTCATTACGGAGAACTTTCTAAAACATCTCAGAACAAAGCCAGAAAATCCTGGAACGTATAATGCCTTTTAGTAAATATAGTCCAGCCCAACGGAGGCTTGCCTCTGTTGCTCCACCTCGAAAAAAGATTACAGGTGCTGATTTCAAAGCACTTAAGCGGTCTAAGAAACGTAAATAACATGCCTAAAGACGCTTGCTACAAAAAGGTAAAAGCCAGGTACAGGGTATTTCCGTCCGCGTACGCAAGTGGAGCTATAGCCAAATGCCGCAAGGTAGGTGCTGCCAATTGGGGTAAGCGTAAAAAGACAAAGTAATGGCTGTACGGAAGACAAAGGAAGGTGCTAATCTTAAGAGGTGGTTTAGAGAAAAGTGGGTAGATGTACGCACTAATAAACCTTGTGGCCGTCGTGCAGGAGAAAAAAGAGGAACACCATACTGTAGACCTTCTAATCGTGTTAGTAGCAAGACTCCTGTAACTAAAGGGGAAATGACAACATCTCAAAAACGATCAAGGATAGCCCAGAAGAAAAGACTAGGACAACCAGCAGGTAAACCTCAAAGAGTAAAGGCAGTACGACGTGGCAATAAATAAGAAAAACATGAAGTGTAACGTACCTCGGAGAGAAATCTCTGGGGGAAAGAAGTCTGTTGTGAAAGCCTGTCAGGGCGGAGAAGAAAAGATAGTACGCTTCGGGGATTCTAAAATGAGCATCAAAAAAAACAATCCAGCACGAAGGAAGAGCTATTGTGCTAGGTCAGGTGGGATCAAAGGTACTAAAAACAAGCTATCCGCAAACTACTGGAGTAGGAGAGCTTGGAATTGCTAAATGGCTAGATACGACAGATACGGTAAACAAGATGACCGAATAGCTGAAGAACTCGATACTGGATTTACGGGGTTCAATAATCGCTTGCGTCCAGACCAGTTGCCTACAGGCGTATTGACAGAATCAAACAACGGTAGACTAGGACTCAACGGAGAGTGGCAAACGCGAAAGCCCGTTAAGTTCTTAGCAGCTCCATTCCAGCCAGCTCCACTCAAAGCGGGTTCTGTTAGGTTACACAACAATGCTTGGCCTTCTATTACAGGAACTCCCTCTATTAGCAGCAGTACAGTAACAATATCTTTTGCTTCAGATGCATTTCCTTACGAAGGTCAAGCGGCTGCAAATTGGGTTGGCCAAGTAGTGAACCTTACTGGATTTGCGGGAACCAATGCAGCAGGTGCTGTCATCCCAATAGACGGGAACTACGCTATAGCGTCTGCTCCAACCAATGACAGAATCACAGTGGTCATAACTGGACTTGCGAATATATCTACAGTGGGTACAGCGAGGGGTCCACACTTGGACGACACCGCTATCAATGAAATTGAAGATGCGATAGAATACAGCGATCCAAATAACAATTCGGAAAGTTATGTACTGTGCGTAGGAACCAATAAGGCATCTATAGTAAAAACATCAGATAGTTCCACCTTAGATATAGACTACCCCATTGGTATAAATGCAGTGGGAGGACAGGCGCTACAAGCATTCAATAAGGTATTTATCTTCAGAGACGGTAAAGTGGCTTTAGAATGGGATGGTGACATATCTGGAGATCCTGATTTCACTAGAGTGGCAAACGGATCTTTCACAGAACCTGCTGACATCATAGTACCTGCTGGCAGTTTTCAGATAGTGAACCAGCTAGCAACGGTAGTATCTGAAACTGGATCACTCAGCCAAGGTACGTCTATATTTATAAAAAACGGGGTAAATGCAAGCATTGTAGACCCTGATGAAACTGGGTACGACATCAGTGGGTCTGGACTAAGACAGGCTGTTCCAAGAGATGAGCCTCCTGGAAGCTTTGATTTTGAGTTATTCGTAAAAGAAGTTTTTGTTACAGATACTAGTCCTTTAAGCATAAGCACAACTAGCCTTAGTACAACATCTGGAACAGGGTCTTTTACTGGGTACAACAAAGCCACGTTCACTACGTCATCAGGACACGAGCTAAAGGTTGGAGACCCTATCAGTATAGCGAACTACCATCCATCTGTTGATGGGAACAGGATCGTAGCTGAGATAGGTAGCACCACAACATTCTCAATTTATATATCTGGAACATTAAGCAGCCAAGCTGCTAGCGGATCTCCCACTGTAGGACTTAAAAAAGGTTTTACGTTCTCAGTACCTGCTGAATGTACAGATGGAAGCAAGACGTCAAAAGATACACTATTAGCTACTCCAACTTTCTTAGAAAAAGCATCAGAAGGTTCTGGATTTATTCATATGCCAGCTCCTCCATTTGGAGCATACCATCAAAGAAGAATAGTAGTTCCGTTCAGGTACTCTATGGATGAGGGTACTAGCGGTACAACAATTACTGATAGAAATATACATGATGAGCTTTTATTCTCTCAGTTCTTAGATAGCGATACTTATGATTTTATGTTTGGTCAATTTAGGCTGAACGCAGGAACTTCTGATTTTATCGTAGGTCTGCACTCGTTTTCTGAAGATAAGCTGGTTGTTTTTAACCGAAGTAGTATACATTTAATTAGCAATAGCCTAGTGTTGAAGCATTCTAGAAGTACTCTAATAACAGATGAAGTGGGATGCCTGGCTAAAAAAAGTATAATTCAAGTAGCTAACAATCTTATATTCTTGTCCGACAATGGTATTTATGGTGTAGACTTCCAAGATCTGTACAACCTTCGTGGCAGAGATTTACCTCTTTCAGCAACTATTGAAGCAACTATTGAAGACATAAACAAAGATTATGCAGAGAATGCTGTAGCTGTATATTTCGATAACAGATATTTTATAGCTGTACCAACTGGAAGTTCAACAACGAACAACAAGCTTCTAATTTACAATTTTATAAACAAAAGTTGGGAGTCCGTAGATTCCGTAAACGATACTGCCTGGGACTTTACTCACCTAACCGTGGCTGGGAAAGGCCAAAATCGAGGAGTGTACGCAACTAATAGAACAGGAGGTGTACATAAGATCGAGGGAGGATCTGGAGGAAATGACACATACACCGTACAGGTGGGATCTGCTTCTAAATCAGAAAGAGTTGTTTCCTCGGCCACCACGAGAATGTACACACTTCAATCTATAGATAGAAAAAAGTGGAACAATTTTGAGTTGCACATTGAGTCTGAGGCATCACTTCCCAGCAATGCAAACATGTCTGCGGAAACAGAAAACGTAGACAGTAATATAGACCTTGGTACACTGGCAAGTTTTAACAACGGAAGCCAATTAGCGGCAGGAGAAGACTATTCAATTAGAGGAAGAATTGGAAATAAAAGAGCGTACGGATTACAATTTACATTAGATACCACTTTAGGAAGACCAAAGTTTAGATCTTTGAAGGTGGCAGGAGCTACAACATTTAGAAACTCAGGAACAGCAGAATAATGGCTATATTAAGCAAAGGAACAACTTACGCCGATGGCGGTCAAATAACATCAACGAACCTAAATGCACTTGTTGATAGTGCTACGTTCGCGACTGGAGCAGTAGCGGGTAACGGGGTAGAGCTTAACGGAAGTGGCCAGCTAGAAGTCCGTGGTAACATAGACATCGGAACATCTAATCTGACAGCTACAGGTACTATTAGCCTGGGTGCTACATCTGCAACAACCCTTAATACGAATGGGGTTGTTAATTTAAATCTTACTACTGATTCAACCAGCTCAACTTCAGGTGCTTTGATCATTGACGGTGGGGTTGGTGTAGCTAAAAAGTTGTTTGTAGGTACAGACTTAGACGTTGATGGAACCACAAACCTTGATGCTGTTGATATTGATGGTGCTGTAGACATGGCAACGACACTAGCAGTTGCTGGTGACGCAAACTTTGATTCAGGAACATTATTTGTAGATGTTTCAGAAAATCGAGTAGGCGTTGGCACTACGTCGCCATCAGTGGGATTAGAGGTTAGTGCTACTGGTGTAGGTCTTGTTGTACGCAACAGTAATTCGTCTGAAGTAGCGGGAATTGCGACAGTTAGAGGTCAAAGATCAGATACTAATGCTTCTCCAGCAGCGGCTGGAGGTATCTCGCTAGAAAGTTTTAATACGTCTGGAGCAACCGTTGCAAGTGAACATTTAGGATCGGTGTACTTTGGTGCAAACCACACAGCAGGATCTGAATCAAATATTTTAGGAACGGCATCTATAGCTGGAGTTGCCGAAGGAACATTTAGTAATGCTACAACAATGCCATCAGGCATAGCATTTAGGACTGGTTCAACAGGACAGGCTGTTGGGGTTTACAATACTAATGTAGGAGCGGCTGAAAGAATGCGCATTAGTTCTTCTGGCAATGTCGGCATTGCCAATACGTCGCCTTCAAGCACCTTAGATGTTACTGGAACTTTAGCTGTTTCGGGTAATGTTGACTTTAACGGCGATTTAGATGTCGATGGTACTACTAATTTAGATGCCGTAGACATTGATGGTGCGGTTCAAATTGACTCAACTCTTACTGTAGGTGTAAATGACACTGGACACGACGTAAAATTCTTTGGTGCAACTTCTGGAGCGTCTATGCTCTGGGATGAGTCTTCCAATCAGATGTTCCTAACAGGGCCAGACTATCAGTTAAAAATTTCGGACGGGTCTAATCAGCCGTTTATGCTCAGAGTTGTTGGTAATGCTTTTAGAGTGCATCTTAACGGAACTGGAGATGTCCTTACTGCTACCTCTTCAAGCGTAGCCATAGCAGGTGCTTTATCAAAAGGATCGGGTTCATTTAAAATTCCTCACCCACTAGAATCTAAGAAAGATACTCACAACCTTGTTCATTCATTCCTGGAAGGGCCACAAGCTGATTTGCTTTACA